AACGCAAACCACTTTTTGTTTTACTTACCTGGTAATGCTTATCGATTTCTTTGTAAAATTTCCGACTACTCATTTTTGAATATTCATTATTTTCTTTTACCCAATCTTGGAACGTTGACCATAAGTCAGACTTACGAACACTTGCATCGCTGCTTTTCACACACTTATCAGAAATGAACGCATGTACCATATCCATTTCATCACGATACGTATCACGTTGATCTTTAACAATCTGTGGTTCTTCTAATCCGATTTCTCGCCAAGATTGATAACCTTCAACACACCAGCGTAGAATTCCGCTTAATTCGCCTTTTAGTTTTGCAGTTAGTTTCTTATCGATTTTGCTTTTAGGCACTTTGTACTCGAATGGAATTACCGCCATTCTTCGCCAGATACCGTCATCCGTTCCACTAATCACTGGTTTGTGGTTAGTTGCCATCCAAATTTTAAATTCAGGTTTAAACTCGAATTCTGAACCGTATAGGAATCTAGCGGTTACTGTATCTCCACCTGTTAGCTGTTTCACGCGGCCTTCATCTAACTTCATGCCTTTGTTAGGCTCTGTTGTCGTTACAAGTCGTGCACCTTTCAATCGTGCAATATCACTATCTGCACTTTGACTACCTACCTTACTTGCGATTGTCGAGGGTTGCATGTTCATGCTGTATGTACCAAACGCATCTTCTAATACGTTTAGAAATACAGATTTACCGTTATTACCTTCACCAAGCAAGATGAACATTACCTGTTCGCTCATGTCTGCACTCATCGAATAACCGACTGCACGTTGAACGTATGAGATTAAATCTTGGTTATTTTGAAACGTTTCTTTTAAAAAGTTATTCCAAATTGGTGCTTCTGCTTTCATGTTGTATTCTGAAAAACTGATTCTACTCATCCGTTTTGACTTGTTATGTTCCATAAGCATGCCGTTATTCAAATCTATATAACCTGATTGCGTATTGAATAAGTAACCGTCTTTGTCGAATTCATCTGTTCCGATTGCCACATGATGTTGTGTATCTTTCAGCATATTTTCTTTACCGCGATATGATCGTGTGTATTTCGCATGCTTTACTAAACTTTTCTTTGCTGCTTCGACTAATTCTTTATCAGTTTCATCAGCTACAAATAAAGGCTCTTTGCCAATATTGTTTGCGATATAGTCTGCCATTTCGTAAATCTTACCCATGTTATCTTCGACCCAAGTTTTACCTGAATAGAAGAAATATTTTTTGTGAATATACGAATATAGAATATTATCGCCAAACGCACGAAGTAAACGCTGTGCATTTCCTGTATCGTCATAACTGAAATGTTTTTGTTGTAATTTTGGTTTGCCACCTGTTAAATCATTGATTTTTAAATCAAAATCTCCGACTGGTTGATACATACTAGATGCAGATACGATTGCTTTATTCATTGTGATTTGACCATAAGTTGAGCCTTCACGTTTGCTATCCCATTTATCACGCAACATGGAAGATTTCCGATAAATCTCGTCCATCTTTTCAGGGTCGCATGCAGTCCAGAATGCAAGGTCATTACAGAATGCCATGTCAGCTTCTGATTGACTTGGATAGAATTGTTCCCAGCCACCTTCCATAAATAAACCAAAACGCATACCATGTTTACTTTTTCTGATTGCTTCAATAATTTCAGCTACCGACAAATCATTTCCGTATGATTCGTAAGCTGATAAATTTTCGACACTCACTGTTTCTTGGCCGATGTATTTATTATGTAGATAGTTGATTTTTCCGATTCCTGAATCGTCTGCTAACTTAGAATGACTACCGATACGATTTCCTGTGACTGTAAAGAATCGTCCGGAATCGTACATTTCAATATCGCCTTTTCTACGTCCGCCTGGTGGCAGTTGACCATAACAGATGATGTGGATACCTTTTCCTGAAGGTGATGTTTCTGTATAACTTGATAGAATATCAATGAAATCTGCTACAATGTTTTCTTCTGTGTCACCGTCTATATAACGCATGATTTCAGACTCTACGTTATCTAAATCGACACCATACATACCTGAACCATTAAACATAAAACCTAAGCCATCAAATGATTCCGAAACGGCAACTGCCGTTTCAAAATCAGTCCAAGTTGATGGATCATTAGATTTAGCTTTAAAACCAGTCTTCGCATCGTAAGGAATTTTTGTAAATTTCTCACGGTTTTCAGACCACTCTTTTTTCCACACAATCCAATTATCTAAGTCCTGCATTTCGAATGGAACATTCTCAAAGTGATACATATCACTCGCCCCTTTCTAAAATGGTAGGTCATCTCCACTAACTTCCACTGCTTTATTTTCACCTTTGAATGGGTCTTCTGTTTGTGTTTTGAATACGTGTTGAACATCTGGGAACATTGATTCGGCCCAAGTTTTCACATTCAAGTTTGTGTATTCATTACCGTTATATTCAGATTTTTCATTCTTCACAGTTACTTTCAATGGACGGCGAACCAAGTCGTCAAATACATCTTGCAATGAGTTATATTCTTTAGTCGCATCCATTTTCGCTGCTTTACCAATAGTGTTAATCATTGTCTTGTTGTATTTACCTGTTGCCTTTGTTTTCCAAATACGGTGGAAGATTAATTGATTCTTCCCTTTTTGATCAATATCATTACGAATAACTAAACGTAAATCGATATATTCAGAACCACCTTGTGTTGCATTTTCATTCATTGAATAAATCGCAACTTCGTATGTACCGTCTTGTACTCCACCTTCAAATGTATCGTTAAAATCAAATTGGAATGTCATAATTTTTAATCTCCTTTGTTTTGTCTAAAAGTTAAATTTGAAACCTGTCTTTTGTTTTTGACCGCCATTTTTGGCAAGCCATCCATGTACCCAAGTCGGTGCATCCGGCAAATTTAATTCATCTGCTTTAAACGCTGCCCAACTTGTTTTGTAACCTTTTTCCTTTGCTACATATAATAAGTCTTGATACGATTTTGCTAGTTTCCAATTTCGGACAATCCGTTTTAATCGGACATCTTCTTTTGTCACTTTTTGCATTTCTACTGTTTTATCAATTTCTTTTTCGCCATCTCTACCAATTACTTCATTTTTAAAACCACACATCGGACACTCTTTTGCCCTTGCAGGGTAAACGTGAAAGCAATTCTCACAAGTTTTAATTGGATATTCGCCTTCGTCATTCTTTTTCTTAATTTCCAAACTCCACTCATGCGATTCGTTCGGTAACCCGTGAATCAGAACATTCCCAACATGATCAATGATTGTCGCAATCTTTCCTGGTTTATATCGCATAGGTCGCATTGACTGTTGAATGTGTAATGATAATGATTTTGTAGGTCTTAGTAGAATAACTGTGGAACAATCAGGAACATCAAAACCTTCTCCGAAAAGGTCAACATTACATAAAACCATCGTCTTTTTATCTCTAAATTCTTGAATGATTTCTGAACGCTCATTTTTCGGTGTATTTGCATCCACATGTTTTGCAGGAATACCTGCATCAATAAATTCTTTTGCTACGGTTTTTGAAAATTCAATACTGTGGCAGTAAACGATTGCCTGAGTGTTATCTGCAAGTTTTCGATATTGTTTAATCACATCGCCGAATATCACTTTGCCTAATGCTGCATCAATCGATTTACTATCAAAATCACCTGTTGATGATTTTTTTAGTTTCTTACTATCAATTAAATTCGGCATATAATAATCGAATGGTGCTAATCGTTTGTGTTCAATCAGCCAATCAACATCGACTTCTTCAATCAGAATGTCATTAATATCTCCAAGACCAGAACCATTCAATCGAATTGGTGTAGCCGTAAAACCGATAACCTTTGTCTGAAAGTGGTTGATAATGTTTCGGTATGACTGTGCTAAAACGTGATGATTTTCATCAACTACAATCAAATCAGGTCTTTGCATTTTCTTATATCGCCTTGCAATTGTCTGCACCATGCCTAACTTCACATAGTCCATATCAACTTCGTTAGCGATTAAGGTTTTCTCAATCTGTTCAATCAACTCCTGTCTGTGGACGATGAACAACACTTTGTTTTTATTTGCAGTAGCGGTTCGGATAATTTCTGCAATCATTACTGATTTACCAGAACCACAAGGCGCTACAATGCAAGGTGCGTTATAACCATCTAAATATGCTTTCCTAGCTTTGTTGACTAAAGTTTCTTGGTAATCGTAAAGTTGAAAGGTCAATCATCATCAACTCCAGCGATGATTAGTTCGTTTACTAAGCAGCCTTTACGGTCATCTAACCGATTTTTAGCGAAGATTGAATTTGTCGGTTGAAGAACAAATCCACGTTTCACATCGCCTTCTTCAGTTTTAGAAACTACTAATCGTGCTACTACATCTGAAAGTCCGATGAAGTTATTTAAAATCTTGAAACGAATATCAGGCATTGCACGATTGAACACTTGCCCACCTTCTGTCGTCCATTGATCCGATGTTTCCCAAGCCGTAAAGATTAGTCGCTTGCCTAGGTTTTGTAATCCACGCAAGCTGTCCAAAATAGTGAAATCTACTTGTTGATAGTGAGCTTGCTCAGGCACACGTTTGTTTTTACCGTCACGTCCTAAATTTGCAAGCGAAGCACGGAATAATTCTGATACGTTATCTACAACTAAGTTGTCGTATTGCTTGTAAGCATCTGCATTATTTAGCAGCTCTTTTACAGTTTCTAACCAATCTTTCCAAATGTTATGTGCATCAATCGAAACGATGTCGATGTTTGCTTCACCTTTTAAAACTCCAGAAGAACGGTCAATGTCTAGTAGTAATGTCTTACCTGGTAAGTATTTCAATGCGGTAGTCTTACCCACACCAGGATTGCCATAGATTAAAAATGTTGCATTATCTAAGGTAATCTCTGTCGCAT